ATGGAAAATATTATGAAAAATGAATCAAATTTAAAATATACATATAAACATAGAAAAGTAGTTATGTACTTAGCAAATAAGTACATAAAAGAAAATAAAGATGCAATTTTATGTAGGATGAAAAATCATGATTTAGATAAAATGTTTATGTATTTGTTTTATGATAAAAAGGATGTGTCTCAAATACATAGAAGATTATCGTCACATCATAAAAATGAACTAGAAAAAGACTATATAGATTATGTTGAAATGGTATTAGATTGGGAAAGTGCCAGATATACAAAACCAGATAAACCATTAAATGCTTATGATACATTATACAAATATTATCCTACAATGGAAGAAAAAATAATACCAATATTAGAAGAATTTGAAATTAACAAATCAAATTTACCAATGGAAGAGGATGTACTTGAATATGCTAATAGTATAAGTGAAGTATCAAATGAAGAAATAAAAAATGAGCTATTAAATTATATAAACAGTGAATGTATTTAGTTTATATTAATAAGCATAAAATATTTGACAAGGAAAGTATGTAAAACTCAATATAAATTTTATGAAGCAAGTGATTAGTTGAAAATCACTTGCTTTTATGATAAAATATAGAATGTATTTAAAATAAAAAAATAGGTGAATAAAATGAGTAATGAAAATAAGATGAATATTAACTGGTAAAGAACGACTTATATAAACTTTCTCTTAAGCCCTTATTTTATAAGACTTTTTATTTAACTTCTTTTTACATTTTATAAGTAAAAATCAATTGGATTTTGAGGAAAAATGGGGTAATTACGACTTAAGGAAAACTTTTATATAAAAAATGAAGAAGGAGGTAGTAATGAAGAAAATTGTAGATAGATATACTAATAATATTTTTGAAAATATTAAACATATGGATGAATATGGAAATGAATATTGGTATGCTAGAGAACTTTCAAAAGTTTTAGAATATAAAGACTGGAGAAACTTCTTAAAGGGTTTAAATAAAGCAAAAGATGCTTGTAAAAATTCTGGGTTTAATATAGATGAACAACTTGTTGAGGTCAACAGGTTGTCAAAAAGAAACAATAATGCTATTGCTAATATACAAGATTATAAACTTTCAAGAAGAAAGGAAGCTTTCAAAAACAAAATCTTTTTAAAAGATGTTGAGGAGGATTAGATTTTATAATGAAATCAATAGATGATACAGAATTTTTAGTAATAGATTTTGAAACGATTACTCCAAAAGGAAGACCACCAGAGCCAATAGAAGTAGGAATATTAAGAATAAAACAAAAAAAAATAGATAATAATGCATCAATTGATTGGCTGATTAAGCCACCAGAAGGTTTACACTTAACGCGTTTTGATACTTCACAAACAGGTATAACAGAACAAGATTTAATGCATGGTATAGATGCTAAAAGAGCAATGAGAATAATTGATAAATCTTGTTCAAAAAAAGACTATGTATTTATTGCACAAAATGCTAAATATGAAGCTAATATTTTATCTCATTATACAGATGAATGTAAAGAAATAGCTAAAACACCAATAATAGATACTATTTTATTAGCCAAACATGTTTTACCAAAATTGTCAAATTACAAATTAGATACCTTGGCAAGCACATTGGGATTACGAATCCCAGAAAATAGGCATAGAGCTCTTTCTGATTGCTTTTTAACAGCAGAAGTCTTTTTAAAATTACTTGAACTACAAAAAGGAAAGCATGAGATAATATATTTGGATGAGTTATTAAATATTGCGAAAATAAAAACAAAATATAGCGAACCTCAACAATTGACATTGGGAGATTTCATGGGGTTGTAAAGATAACTTTTATTTAACGAAATGGGGTGCGATAATAATGCAAATTGGAATTGATGTAGATGGAGTATTACTTGATTAAAATATTAAAGTAAATATTACAAACATAGATGATAATGATTATATTTGTATTTCTGATTTTGGTAAATACAAAGAGGGAAAATCGAAAGCTGATGACATTATAAGAAACTGGTTAAGAAATAGAATTACTTTGGAATTTTTAGGAACATGGGAGTCTATTTATAATCCAAATTTTAATTCCGTCGAATTCGACGGGTTTAGAAAAAGTGCAGGACTTCATACATTTACATTAAGTGTTACTGAATGGTGTGATAAAACAAATGCGATTGGAATATATTCAAAGCGTGGAAAATATGGTGGAACATATGCACATAAAGATATTGCATTTGAATTTGCATCAGCAATTAGTCCCGTTTTTAAATTGTATTTAATAAAGGAATTTGAGAGATTAAAGGAGTTAGAAAATCAGAATAGAGAATGGGATGTAAAAAGAATACTAACGAAAAATAATTATTTGATACATACTGATGCAATTAAAAATTATATATTGCCAGATAATGATTTTTATAAAAATAGAGAATGGTTAAAGCATGCTGAAGAAGCAGATTTTTTGAATGTTGCAGTATTTAATACAACGGCTAAAAAATGGAGAGAACTTAATCCTGAATTAGCAAAAACATCTAATTTTGCAAGAAGTCATATAGAAGCAGATATGTATTTTGAAAATATTTTTCCAGCTTTAAATATTAGGTTTATATCTATTATAGAAAATATAGATAGCATAATTATATTTCAAAATGGAGAAATAAACGTAAAATTCAAGTAAAGGAGTGAACATAGATGAATAAAGAAAAAGATCAAAATAGTTATCACAAAATCAACCTTAACTGGTAAAGAACGACTCATATAAACTCTCTTTAAAACTCTTATTTTATAAGGCTTTTAATTAAATTTCTTTTTACAATTTTTAATAAAAAATTAACAAAAATTATAAGAAAAATTGGGTAAGAACTACTTAAAGAAACTTTTTTATAAGAAGGTGAATATTTTGAAGATAGAAGATTTAAGAAAAGATTATGATGAATTACAAGTTAAATATGGTGCTAAGGAATTAGATTCTATATATAATGGTGGATGTGAAAAAAATCCTGATATATGTTTTGTTTTTATGAATCCTACCGGAAAAAATATTGCCAGTGATAAATCTTGGAAAGGTAGAAAGTCTCCATGGTTAGGAACTAAAAATATATGGAAGTTGTTCTATAAAGTTGATTTATTAAGTGAAGAAACATTTAACAAAATTCAAGAAAAGAAACCAAAAGAATGGGATTATGAGTTTTGCAACTATGTTTACGAAGAAATTGAAAAAAATAAATTGTTCATTACTAATTTAGGTAAATGTACACAAATAGATGCAAGACCGTTGCCTGATGAAGTGTTAAAAAAATATCTTGATTTATTATTCAAAGAAATAAACATAATTAAACCAAAAATAATTATTACTTTTGGAAACCAAGTTAGTTCTATTATTTTAAATAAAAAGATATCTGTATCTGAAAATAGAAAAAAATGTCACAAAATACAAATTAATAAAAACGAATATAAAGTTTATCCTGTTTATTATCCAGTAGGTAATGGCATATTTAATATTGATAAATCGATAGAAGATATAAAATGGATAATTGAAAATGAAATAAAAAAAGAAGAACAAAATCTTCTTTGTAAAATTTTATAGAAAGTTGTAATAATAAGATGACATATAAGGTAGCAGCGTATCTTCGTTTATCAAAAGAAGAATATAGTAATGAAAAAGAATCAAATAGCATAACTAATCAAAAATTAATTATAGATAATTATTTAAAAGAACATAGAGAATATAAATTAATTGATTATTATATAGATGATGGTTATTCGGGTACTAATTTTGATAGATTAGAATTAGAAAATAAAGTAAAATGTATTTATATTGATAAGAATAAAAATGTTAAAATTGATATTAAATAAAAAATTTAAAAGAAAGGAAGGATAATATATGAATAATAAAAACTTACAAATAACTAATCATGATTTTTTAATATATAGGGATTCAAACAATGATATTAAGGTTAGCGTAATGTTAATAAATAACGATATATGGCTTACACAAAATTTAATTTCAGAATTGTTTGGTGTAGGAAGAAGCACAATAACAGAACATATTAATAATATATTAAATAGTGGTGAACTTGATGAAAATAACACCGTCGGAAAAACCGACGTTGATAATTCGAAAAAACCTGTAAAGATATATAACCTTGATATGATTATTGCAGTTGGATATAGAGTAAATTCAAAAAAAGCAACCAACTTTAGAATTTGGGCTACTAAAATATTAAAAGAATACATGATAAAAGGTGTAGTTATGGATGATGAAAGATTAAAAAATCCTAATTACATATTTGGCGAAGATTATTTTGAAGAAACACTTGAAAGAATTAGAAATATTCGTTCGAGCGAGAGAAGATTCTATCAAAAAATAACAGATATATATTCTTCTTGTAGTGTTGATTATGATAAAGATTCAGAAATAACAAAAGAATTTTTTAAAACAGTTCAAAATAAATTACATTATGCAATAACAGGTAATACTGCAGCCGAAATAATATATAACAGAGTTGATTCAGAAAAAGAAAATATGGGACTAACAAATTGGAAAAATTCTCCTGATGGACCAATTTATAAATATGATGTGGACATTGCAAAAAATTATCTAAATGAAAAGGAATTAAAAGATTTGAATAGAATTGTAACTATGTATTTAGACTATGCAGAATTACAAGCAGAAAATCATAATGCTATGACGATGAAAGATTGGGTAGAAAAGTTGAATGCATTTTTGCAATTTAATGGTAAAGAAATATTACACAATGCTGGGAAAATATCGGCTAGTGTAGCAAAAGAATTAGCTTATAAAGAGTATGATAAATTTAAAGTTAAACAAGATAAATTATATAAATCAGACTTTGACAATTTTTTAAATGAAACAAGAATGATAGAGAATGGAAGTGATAAATAATGGATATGTACCAAAAAAGAGAAATGAGAAAAAATAAAAAAATGAACGAAGATACAAAAAGTTTATCATCTACGAGTATCAACTGGTAAGTGGGGAGTTATGAAAAACAATAGAAAGGATGTGAATTATGCTAGATAAAAATTATAAAGATATTATTAGTAATATTAAAGAAGAAATTATAAATACGTAAATTAAAACTATGCAGGAAGTCAATAGTAATTTAATTATGTTGTATTTTAAATTAGGAAAAATTGTTTCAGAAAACAAACAATATGGAAATAATTTTACGAAGCAAGTGTCAACAGAACTTAAATTAACTTTTCCTAATATGAAAGGCCTTTCTGAAAGAAATATAAGGTCAATGAGATTATTCTATGAAGAAAATGTTGAAGATGAAAAATGGCAACAGCTTGTTGCCAAATTACCTTGGGGACATAATCTATTATTAATTGAAAAAATTAAAGATAAGGGTATTAGAAAAATAAATTTTTATCATATATGATTGATAATAGAAATGTACTCATAACTAAAAAAGATTTTTTAATGAACTAAAACAAATTGTATAAGGAGATAGAAATGAGATATATAGATAGTGTTAATAAAGAGATAAAAGATTATTTTAAAATATTAGAGCCAGATTTTCCAGAATGGTTAAATGAGTATATAGATACAAAAGAATTGTTATCACAGCAATATATAAGTGTGACTTGTGGTACTATATATTCTGATTTGTTTGAAAGTGATTTTTTCTTTTCAAGTTTAGACCATTCAGTAGCAGTTGCTTTAATAGTGTGGCATTTTACTCGTGATAAAAAACAGACTTTATCAGGTTTATTCCACGATATAGCAACTCCTGCATTTAAACATTGTGTGGATTTCTTAAATGGAGATCATATGACACAAGAATCAACAGAGGACTTAACAACAGAAATTATTAAAAATTCTGATGAAATAATGAAATTGCTAAAAAGAGATAATATTGAAATATCAGAAGTAGATAATTATCATATTTATCCTATTGCTGATAATGATACTCCAAAATTATCTGCTGATAGATTAGAGTATTCTTTATCTAATGCTTTATTTACTTATAAACTATTAGGTTATGAAAATATTAAAGAAATGTATGATGATATTGAAATACAAACAAATGAAGAAAAAGAAATAGAACTAGGATTTAAAACTAAAAAAATTGCTAGGAATTTTGTCAAAGTCACTAGCAGATTATCTGTTATTTATCGTGAAGATAGAACAAGATATTCTATGCAACTAATTGCAGATATATTGAAAAAATTAAGTGAAGAAAATAAAATAACAAAGCAAGATTTATATAGACTAAAAGAAAGCAATGTAATAGATGTTATTGAAAAATCTAAATATAAAGATATATTTAATATTTGGAAAAAAGCAAAAAAGGTAAAAGTATCAAAAGAAAAACCTCAAAATGTTTACTATGTAAATCACGGGGCAAAAGTAAGATATATCGACCCATTATTTAATGGAAAAAGAATGTCTGAATCTTGTAAAATTGCTAAAAAGTTGATAGATAATAATTTAGCATACGATATGGATAAATATGTATATTTAGATTTTAAATTAGATTAGGAGGAATTATTTATGGAAAGAAAATTTAATAAGGGAGATATCGTTCAACATTTTAAGAGAGAAAAAATGACAGAGGAACAATTAAAAGAAGAACCAAATTTATATTTATATGAAATTATTGGTACTGCAAGACATACTGAGAATAAGGAAGAATTAATGATTTATAAACCTTTATATTCAACTGAATGTACAAACGGAGTTGATTTTGCTTCAAGACCATTAAATATGTTTATGTCAGAAGTAGATCGTGAAAAGTATCCAGAAATTAAACAAAAATATAGATTTGAACTTCATGAAAATTAAAAGTATAAAAATTAAATGGAGATGTTTTAAAAATGAATAAGACATTTGAATTTTTAAAACATAAAACACAAGTGAACTTTATTTCAACTATTGATAGAGATTATTTTGTAAGATACACTTGTACAGAAAAATATAATGGTACTGAATTATTTCAATCATTCGCAGAGGGAGAAGTCACACCAGAACAATGTCACGCTATTGGAGTTAGACTTGCCGAAGAAATGTGGAAAGATAGATTTGAAGTTATTGTCAGTACACATCTTAATAGTAATCACTATCATAATCACTTTGTAATAAACTCTGTATCATTTAAAGATGGAAAAAGATATTATGATAAAAGAGAAACTTATGCAGAATTAAGAAGATTATCAGATTCTTTATGTGAGGAATATGGCTTATCAGTTATACAAGAAAAACCATGTAGAAATAGTAAGATAAACTATGCTAATTATCAAAAAAATACTAATAACAAAGTTAATTATTATTCTATTGCAAAAGAAAACTTAGATAAGGAAAAAATCAATTCATATAATTTGGAATGATTAGAACATTTTAAAAATATTAAAAAACTAGATAAGATAGACAGAAATATAGTTGATAGTTATATTTCAAATATATATGTCAATGAAGATGGAAGCATAGATATTATTTTTAGATATAATGAACAATATAAAATTGCATTAGAGTATCTTAAAACACAAAAAAATATGATATAATATATAAGTGGAAAAACGACTTAATAAAAAAAGAAAGAAGTGATAAATAATGGATATGTACCAAAAAAGAGAAATGAGAAAAAATAAAAAAATGAACGAAGATACAAAAAGTTTATCATCTACGAGTATCAACTGGTATCCACGGACACATGGCTAAAACAAAAAAGCAAATAATAGAAGATTTAAAACTAATTGATATAGTTGCAGAAATATTAGATGCACGTATACCACTTGCTAGTCAAAATCCTGATATAAAAGAAATTATAAAAAATAAAAAAAGGCTAGTTATTTTAAATAAATGTGACTTGTCTGGCGAAAAAGAAAATAAGAAGTGGATAGAATATTTTGAAAAAAATAATATTCCTGCGGTTTTAGTTGATTCAGTATCAGGAAAAGGAATACAAGAAGTAACAAAAAAAATAGAGCAAATTTATGATAACGACAAGTATGAAAGCAAGGGAAGAGTTGGAAAATCAATAAGAATAATGATTTTAGGAATACCAAACGTAGGAAAATCATCATTTATAAATAGAATTGCTAAAAAAACAGCAGCTCAAACAGGAAATAAACCAGGTGTTACAAGAAAAAAACAATGGATAAGAGTATCAGATAGAATAGAATTATTAGATACTCCTGGCGTTTTATGGCCTAAAATAAATAATGAGAAAATAGGAATGTATTTAGCTTTTACAGGAACTATTAAAGATGATGTTTTACAGACAGAGGAAATTGGTTTTGAACTATTAAAAACTATGATTAAAAATTATATGCAAAACTTAATAGAAAGGTATAAACTAAGTGAGGAGCAAATAAAAAATATAACACAAAACCAAGAATTAGGAGAAAATGAAAAAGTATTAGAAATTATGAATATGATTGGCAAAAAAAGAGGAGCTGTTATTTCTGGTGAAGAAATAAACATAGAAAAAGTTGCTAATATTTTGATAGATGATTTTAGAAGCGGAAGGTTAGGCAGAATTACTCTTGAAAAAGTAGAAGGAGAAGAAATTGGAAATATTTAATAGAAATAAAAAAATAGAAGAAATAAACCAAATGTCACCATTAACATGGGCTTATGTTGGAGATTGCGTATATGAGTTATACATCCGTACAAAATTAGTAGATACTACAAGATTAAAGCCACACGAATTACATATAAAATCAATAAAATATGTAAAGGCTAAAGCACAGGCAGAAACATTAAAAGATATTGAAAATAGTCTTACAGAAGAGGAAAAAGAGATTGCTAGAAGAGGAAGAAATACACAAACTCATCATATTGCTAAAAATGCAAGTATGCAGGACTATATGTATGCAACAGCATTTGAAGCTCTAATAGGATATTTGTACTTAACTAAACAAGACGAGAGGTTAAAAGAGATATTAAACATATAAAATTTATATGTGCTTGTATTGACTAAAATATACAAATGTGGTATATTAATAAAGCAAGTTAAAAGGCCCCTTGGTCAAGCGGTTAAGACGCAGCCCTCTCAAGGCTGAATCATGGGTTCGATTCCCGTAGGGGTCACCAAATCGATGAAATATTAGAGTAGCAAAGATTTGAAAATAAATTCTTGCTACTCTATTTTTATTTTCCCACTTTTTTCCCACTTTGGATTATAATAAATCGTTCAATCTGTTAACTGCATCAGATTTAGTTTTAGGCAGTACATGTAAATAAATTTGAGTAATAGTTATGTCTGAATGTCCCATTAAATCTTGTACAGTTTTTAAATCAACACCTTTTGTTAATAGCATAGTAGCATAAGTATGTCTTAATGAATGGAATTTTTTATATGGTATATTGTTATCATTTAATACTTTTTTCCAATTGCCAAAAAGTGTTTTAGCAGAATATGGGTTACCATTTTCATCTTCAAAAACAAATACTGTATTTTTATTCATATTAGATAAAATATCAATTATTTTGTCTGGTAAATCAACTTTTCTAATAGAACTTAAACTTTTTGGTTTTTGATATATTGTTTCGAGTTTTTTATTTCCATCGGAATCAAAAACATATACTTTTTTTACACTTTCTTTTACTTCAATATATTTATCCTTTAAATTCACATTTTCCCACTTTAAAGCTAACAATTCGCCTTGCCTTAATCCTGTTCCTAGAGCAACTAAAATTAAATTATAAAATTTATTATTTTCAAAGGCAGTTTTTAATTTTTCAATTTCCTCTTCACTAAAATATTCTATATTATCTGATTTAGTTTTAGACTGTTTATTTGGAATTGTAATGTTGTTACAAGGATTCTTTGCAATATATCCTTCGTTTTCAGAATAAATAAAAAATTGCTTTAATAACTTATGTAATTTCTTTATTTGTGAGTATGATTTTGTTTTTCCAAGTTTATTGTAGTATTCTTGTATTTGTATGGATTTAGTATTAAATACTTTTATATTTGAAATATCCGAGTTTTTTATGTAGTTTCTAAAAGTTCCTTCGTAGGATTGGAAAGAGGAAGGCTTTAGTTCGTTCTTTTTAATTTGAAATAACCAGCTATGCATTAAATCTTCAATAGAGATATCTTTAGATTGTAATAATCCTTCTTCAACTTCTTTTTTTCGCATAAAAAATTTTTCTTCGGCTTCACTTTTATTTGTACCATAAAAATCTTCATATTTTCCATTTATCTTTCTGTGTAATCTGTAATATTCAGTACCATTTTTTGTACAATTTGTCTTTCTAGCCATATTAAATCCTTTCTAAAAAAAGAAACACTAATAAATTAATGCTTCTTCTGTAAAATCTCCATATTTTTCTATATAAAATTCAACACATTTACTTATAAAAGCCTCTGTAACTTCAAAATAATTTGCCAAGCTGTAAACTGTTGTCAAACCATTTTTAATTGCTCTGCGTAAATCCTCGTAAGGGACAAGAACATTGTATGCCCACTTCTTAGCTTTTCGTTCCTGCTTTGATATAACCTGCAAATCTTGACAGTATAGAGAATAAGTAGCTTCATAATAATAATGTCCAAGTTCCTCTGCTAATACACACTTTTCTTCTATATAAGTACCGATGTTATCATAGTTAAGAGCGATAGCATTTATCTTATCTATATTGATATAAGCACCGTCAGCATCTTCTATATGCCAATCATATACTTTTATCTTTTCTTTTTCAGTTAAATCATATAAATTATCTAATTTCATTTATTCTCCATATTCTTTTTATTATCTTTTAATATAACTTCTAACAATCCTTTTATCTGCTCTCTCTGTGAATCTGTGGGTGGGGTATATTTGTCCATACTAAAACCGACTTTAGCAAGCCCAAGAGGATCAGATTGCTGTGGATTTCGTACATCTGATTTACCCATAAGGTAATCCAAACTACAATTAAATAATTCTGCCATTCTTAATTTTATATCATCACTAGGAGTTCTTTCGCCACTTTCGTATTGAGAAATTGATGCACTAGAAGATAAGTTTAGTTTTTTTGCAAGTTCTATCTGATTTAAACCTAATCTAGTTCTTTCTAATTCAATTCTTTTTCCTAAAATATTATCCATTTTTAATCATTCCTTTACATTTTACAAATTGTGAAATCTATTGATATTATAGCATTTATTTCACTACTTGTAAAATATTTTCACAAAATGTTAAAAAAACCATTGACAACTTTCACAACTTGTTATATTATAATTGCAGATTTCACAAATAGTAAAAATAAGGAGGCGATATGATGACAGAAATGGAGAAGAAAAGACAAGAAAAAGGTTATACACAACAACTAATGGCAGAGAACATTGATGTTTCAGTAGGATGTTACAACATGTATGAAAACAATCAAAGAAAAATTCCAAAACAAAAAGCTGAAGCTATTGCGAAACTATTAGATTGTGAAGTGCAAGATATTTTTATACCTTTTACTTTCACAAATTGTGAAACGGTTGCAAAGGAGGCGAAATAAATGTCAGAAGTACCATATTTCTTTTTATCTGCAAGAGGTTATGCAAAGCAAACAGGGATAGGAGAAGCAGAAGTAAAAAAACAATTGCTAAAAGGAGAACTTGAAGGACTGAAAACTGATAATCAATATAAAGTAAAAGTCTATAAAAATGGTGGAGTTTCTTATCAACAATATGAAGCAGTATTAAAAAGAGCAATTGAAGCAGAAACAAAGTTAGAAAAAGCAAAATCAATATTAGTTTAGAAGGGAGGAAAAAACAAATGAAAAAGAAAGTAAATAAAAAGACAAAACAAAGAATTAAAGAATATATTTATTGCGCAATATTTGGATTGTTCTGGGCAGCATTTATAGCAATAGGATTTTAGGAGGATGAGATGAAAGAAACAATAAGCAAATTTGCAAAATGGATGGAAGAACATCCTATAAAAGCAATGTTCTTCGTAGAAATACCAATATCTATAATAACTAGTTTGATAACAATAAAGTTATTAGTGTAGTGACTGCAGATACAATAATAGGACATACAATTGATTTTAAAATAGTTTCTAAAGAAATTCTGGTTTCAATAGAAAAGTATTCCGTTCCATTTGGAGTAATTTTAGGGTCGAAATTCATACCAACAAAACTAATAAAACCTTTATTTTTTAATTCTTGACACACTTGAGTAGTTTCTTGAAAGTTAAGATTAAGAAATTTAGAAAGCTTAACTTTAGTGATAGTTGATTTGTTCTTATATGCCTTATAAATGAGTTTTAATGCTTTTCGTTGATTACCATACAATAATTCCATAATAGCCTCGCTTTCGAGGATATTATACATTATTAAAATAAAAGATACAAGAAAGGAGATGAAGAGAATGACATTGTTTTTAGCATTAGTAGCACTAATTGTTTTATTAGGTTTTATTTACTATAAAGAAACATTACAAACAGAAATAGACGAGTCAAATTCAAGAAATGTTGAATTAGCAAGACAAGTTAGAGATTTAAGTTTTGAAAACAAACAATTAAAAGATCTAAGAAAACAAGAAGTACATAATAACACAATTTTAGTTAAAGAAAATACTAAACTACAAAAACTACTAAAAGATGTAGCAGATAGAACTATTGCTTGTCCAGTAGACAGCGAGAAAATAGTTTTAAACAAAATAAAAGAGCTAGTTCGCGACTACCAATCCAAAAACTAACTCAAAACTTATTAGTAAATATATTACTTTTTATATTTTACTATATAAGAAATAAAAAGTCAAGGAGGAGTTATGGTAACAGAATATAACATAACAGATTTAATAAATGATGAGTGCTATAACGAGTATTTCAAGAAACCAAGAGATTGGGACAAGTATTATGAAGATTTGGAGGACAAATGCGATGAGTAATCAGGAATTAATAGTAGTAAAACAACTACCTCAAATTGAGGAACATCTTAAAGAATTATCACTAGATGTAGATAAAAAGGTTGAAAATGCAAAGAATTTGGTTTGCACAGAAGAGAATGTAACAACGATAAAACAAATAAGAGCAAGTTTAAATAAAGAATTTAAAGAAGTTGAACAACAAAGAAAGATTGTAAAAGAACAAATATTAGCACCATATATGCAATTTGAAGAAATTTATAAGACATATATATCAGATAAATATAAAAGTGCCGACAATGATTTAAAAGTAAAGATAGATTCTATAGAAAATGAATTAAAAGCAAAAAAAGAACAGGAAGTAAAAGATTATTTTGAAGAATATAAAACAGCTAATAATATTGATTTTATCACATATGAGCAAACAAAAATAAATACAACTTTATCATCGAGTATGAAAAGTTTAAAAGAACAAGCAAAACAATTTATTGACAAAATAGTGGATGATTTAAAATTAATTGAAACACAAGAACATAAGACAGAAATATTAGTTGAGTACAAACAAACATTAAATGTATCACAAGCAATAACAAGTGTGACAAATAGATTTAAGGCTATTGAAGAAGAAAAGAAAAAAATAGAACAAGAAAAAGAACTTCAAAAATTTGTTGTGGATACTGCAAAAGAGTCAGACAAGTATAGTGAACAAATAATATTAAATTCACCATCCGTAGAAGAAAAAATAGAAGAAATTTTAACTTTAAAATTTACAGTAAGAGCAACAAGAACAAAGCTTATAGAAATAAAAAAGTTTTTAGATAATGGAGGTTACGATTATGAATAATCAATTAGCAGTCAATAATAAACCAAAATTTAGCGTTGCAATACAAAGTGATACATATAAAAAATTAATAAATCAAACATTGGGAGATAAAAACAGAGCAACAAGATTTATTGCAAGTATTTCAAGTGCTGTAGCAACGAATCCCGATCTACAACAATGTGATGCAGGAACAATATTAAGTGGAGCATTATTAGGAGAAAGCTTAAATTTAAGTCCAAGTCCACAACTAGGACAATATTATTTAGTACCATTCAATAAAACGATAAAGAATGAAGATGGAAGTTCACGTCAAATTATAGTAGCTCAATTTCAATTAGGATATAAAGGATATATCCAATTAGCAATTAGAAGTGGATACTATAAAAAAATAAATGTAATAGCAATAAAAAAAGGAGAGCTAGTTAGATATGATCCACTGAACGAAGAAATAGAAGTTAATTTAATAGACGACGAAGAAGAAAGAGAAAATGCAGAATCTGTCGGATATTATGCAATGTTTGAATATGTAAATGGATTTAGAAAATCATTATATTGGTCAAAATCGAAAATGGAAAATCACGCAATAAAATACTCTAAAGGATATGCAGCACATAAAGGCTATACATTTTGGGAAAAAGATTTCGATGGAATGGCATTCAAAACAATGCTTAGACAATTAATTTCTAAATGGGGAATTATGAGTATTGAAATGGAACAAGCTATTGAAAAAGATATGTCGACAATTAATACAGATGGAAGTTACGAATATGTAGACAATAAGGAATTGCTACTATCTCAAGGTGAAGAAGAACAACAACCTAAAATACAAGAAGAGAATACAGTAAAAGAGGTATCAATGAATGAACTATAAAATTATATCTAGCTGCAGCACAGGAAATGCAACAATAGTTAGAGACATAATTTTAATAGATTGTGGTGTGACTTTTAAAAGGTTAGAGAAGTATTATAAACAATTAAAAATAGTACTTCTTACGCACATCCACTCAGATCACTTTAAAAAAGAAACAATAAAAAGATTAGCACAAGAAAGACCAACGCTAAGATTTGCATGTTGCGAATGGCTATTACAACCACTACTAGAATGTGGAGTTTTAAGAAAGAATATAGATGTACTTCAAATTGGCACAAAATACGATTATAAACTGTTTAAAATTGTACCAATCAAATTATATCATGACGTGCCACAATGCGGTTACAGAGTATTATTTGATGACTATAAAGTAATTTATATGACAGATACAAGAACAGTAGAAGGAATAAGTGCTAAAAATTATGATTTATATCTCATAGAAGGAAATTATGACGAAGATGAAATAGAACAAAGAATAAAAGAAAAACAACAAGATTGCAAATATGTTTATGAATTTAGAGCAAAAGATAGTCATTTAAGTAAACAACAAGCAAGTGAATTTTTATTAAATAACATGGGAGAAAATTCGGAGTATGTATTAATGCATCAGCATGTAGAAAGGAGTTAAATATGGACTACGAAAAAATATGGAAGGATTTTAAAGGATTAATGCAAAGAACTAATAAAATGACAGAACTAGTAAAAACAAGTGGAGTATTAGATATTATGGCTGAGATTGAAAAAATGAATACAGAATATGAAGATTTACCATTCTAGGGGGTAGATATGCAAACTACACGGAATTATAAATGATATAAGTATAGATTTTAATACGAGGAAACCAAAAATAAGCATAGTTTTAGATACGAATGAGATAAGTGCTGTCGAACAACTTAAAAACGAAAATAAGCTAAACATTGAGCTGAAGAAATGGTATAAAAAGAGGTCCTTAGATGCTAATTCATATTGTTGGGTTCTATGTGATTTAATTGCAAAAAAATTAACAACAAATGATGCAGTAATAACAAAAGAAGATATATACAAAGATGCAATTTCAAATATTGGCACATTTCAAGCCATGATAATAGAAGAGAAAGCATTTGAAGATTTTAAAAGAATTTGGCAGAATCAAGGATTAGGTTTTTTAGTAAGAGAGATTTCGAGGAAAGACAAGTGCGTAAAAGTACAAGCTTACTATGGCTCTAGTACATACAACACAAAAGAAATGAGTTTATTGATTGAATTACTAATACAAGAATGTAAGCAATTAGAAATAGAAACTAAAACACCAGCTGAAATTGAGAGCCTATTAGACAGTTGGAGTGGCACTAATAGATGAACAAAACTCCCCTTTTTATTGTTATTGTTAGTGCCACGCGCCCTTTAAATAAGGAGGCAATATGAAATCGATATTACAAGAAGAAAAAAGATGTTATATATGTGGACTATATAGTCCAGTAGAAGAACATCATATATATTTTGGAAGTTCAAGTAGAAGAATATCAGAAGAAAATGGATTTAAAGTTTGGTTATGTGCTGAACATCATAGAGGAACTATTGGAGTACATGGCAAACTAGGACATAGTTTAGATTTAAAGTTAAAAGAAACTTGTGAAAAAAAGTATATAAATCTGGGACATACAAAAGAAGAATTTATAAGTTTAATAGGTAAAAATTATTTATAGGAGGATTTAAAATGAAATTTTAAGCATTAATAACAGAAGACTCAATAGATATAGAAGGAACTTCAGCAGAAGTTTTAACAGGTTTAGTAATGTATATAAAAACATTAATAGACTCAGATATATCAGAAAAAACAATAAGAGAAGTTATAGAATTAGCGTTTAAAGACAAAAAAGAGAAAAAGTATCAAAATGTGAGAGTACAAAAATTTGATTTAAACGGATTATCAAAAGAAGAAGCTAAAAAACTATTAGATGAAGAAATATTTAACAAATTATTTAGTTAAACAACAAGGGCTAGACAACAAAAACTAGCCCTTTATTTACGAAAGGAGAAGGCAAATGGATAAAAGCAGTTTCTTAATATATTTAGATTATGAAGAACAATTCAATTTACTAACAGACGAACAAGTAGGTCAGCTTATGAGAGCAATAATTAAATATGAAAGAACTAGAGAAATACCACAGTTAGATGGCGTGATAAAAATAGCTTTCTCTTTTATAAAAACACAACTAGATAGAGATAGAGAAAAATACGAGGCTAGATGTGAGAAAAATAGAGAGAATGCAAAAAGAGGAGGAAGACCTAAAAAAGCAAATGGTTTAGAAAAAACCGAACGGTTTTGAAGAAAACCAAATGGAAGCCAAAAAACCCGATATAGATAAAGAAGATGAAGAAGATAATGATAAAGATAATGATATTAAAAAGAAAGATAAAAAAAAGAAATTTCAAAAACCAACTGTTGAAGAAATACAAAAATATTGTTGCGAAAGGAAAAATAATATTAGTGCACAACAATTTTATGATTACTATGAAAGTAATGGGTGGAAAATTGGCAAAAATGCAATGAAAGATTGGCAAGCTACAATACGAACGTGGGAACAAAGAAATAAAAGTAGTACTAAAAAATCAGCAATAGAGGAGTGGTTAAATGAATAAACAAGAATTTGCAAAAGGTGTAAAAATACTAGAACTTACATACAATCAAAAATTTGATGAAGAAAAAAGAGATTTTTGGTTTAGACAATTACAAGATTTAAATGCAAGTAGATATTTTAACAATATTAAAAACATAATTAAAACAAGTACTTTTATGCCTAATATAGCACAGTTAAGAAACGAGCCAAGGAAACAATTTGCAGATTACGAACAGAGAGACTACTCAAATATAGATTTAAATCAATTTTATGCAAACAAAGGAGTGATTAACAAATGAAAATGTCTCAAAAAGATAGAATTATAAATTACATACGAGAATTTGGAAGTATATCTAGCTGGGAGGCATATAGTGATTTAGGTATAACACAATTACGGAGCTAGAATAGACCAACTCAAAAAAGACGGCTACGAGTTTAAAACAAAATGGGAAAGCAATACTAATAGATATGGCGAGAAAACAGATTATAAGAGATATTATTTAGCAGATATTGTAGCGAATAATATGGAACATATAACGCAGATGTAGGAGGTAGTTATGATAATAGTAAGTCAAGGAAAAACCAATATCCTAAATTTCGATAATATAAATATAATTGGACTAACACTAAAACGGAGAAATAAAGGCTAGATTAGGTATAGATGATTATGTACTTTTAGGCAAATACAAAACAAGAGAAAGAGCAGAAGAAGTATTAAGAGATGTTGTACATTGGTATGAGATAGATGCTAAAGTGTACAATATGCCAGAGGACTAGCCTATGAAACAATTAAAAGATATGAAAGGTATATGTAAGTACTGTACAGGTTGTTTAAGATTGGAAGATGAAAATTTCAAAAGTAGATACAGATGCAAGGACTTTGAGGCTAATCAAATGAACTGGAAGGATCTCATAGAAAAGGAGTTATTAAATGAACAAATACAGAAATAGAAAAATAGTAGTAGATAACATAAGGTTTGATAGTAATTTGGAAGCAACAAGATATAGACAATTAAAGTTATTGCAGAGAGCAAAACAGATAAGTAACTTGAGACTGCAAGTACCATTTCTATTACAAGAAGGATTCAAGAAAAATGGCAAGACACATAGAAAAATAGAATACATAGCAGACTTTGTTTATGAAGAGAATGGACAAACAATAGTAGAAGATGTAAAAGGAATGCAGACAGATGTATTCAAATTAAAACATAAAATATTTGAGAAGGTTTATCCAGATTTGGAATTAAAGATTATTAAGTAGGAGGAGAAGATGAATAGAGAGATAAAGTTTAGAGGAAAACTTAAAGAAAAAAGTATGAAACCCGTATTTTTTGAAGGCTCTTTAATACACGTTACTAGCACATATAAAGGTGAAGAAGATGAACAAGAATGTAATGTATATCAAATTGTAAATGAAGATGGGGTAGCATTTTTTGTAGAAGAAGAAACAATAGGACAATATACAGGACTAAAAGATGAAAACGGAAAAGAAATATATGAGCGGAGATATAATAGAGTTTTCTTATGATGTATTTACTGGAAATTTTGATACAAAAGTTGGAACAGGAATAATTGAATTTATAGATGGAGCTTTTTATATAAAGCCTTTTGAAATTGAAGGTAAAAAAGTAGAAGACATAGATAACGAAGAATGGTTTTTATTATATGCAGTAAATACAGATACTTTAGAAGTAATAGGAAATGTACATGAAAATTTAGAGTTATTAGGAGAAGAATAGATATGTTAAAAATAAGAGACGATGTAGATTTAAAAGAACTTGAAAAGTTTGGATTTATAAAATATGAATATACACATTTATTAGTTTTAAGAAAAGAAGAACACGATTTTGCAAGTATAGATATTAGAAACAGAAGATATGAAATATTAGATTTATGCAATTTAACATATAATTTAACTTACGATTTAATCAAAGCTGATTTAGTAGTAAAGGAGTAAATAAGTTATGAAATATAAATATTTTTTATTAGCCTTACAATGTAATAGATTTTATAGTAATTTTATGAGAAGTTGCGATTTACGGAATAAGTGATGTTGGAATAAATGTAGAAATATCATTTATTACAGATAAAAAACCAACAAAGGATAATATAGAAAAAATTGAAAAACTATTAGAAAGTACCAAAGTCGAGAAAAGTTTATCAAGTTATTACACAAATGTAAAGTTTACTAGAGCAGAAGTCTTTTTAGGAGAGGAGTAATATATAATGAAAGAAAAAATAAATAAAAGAACAACTAAAGATAGTATTGAATATTTGGAACTACAATGTATTGTTAATAATAGAATACATGATTATATTTCAAAGTATCATAATTACCCTAAATATATCAAATTACCTTTATGGATATTTGAATGTTTGAAACAAACAATGTGTGAAGTAGACTTAAAGATAGATTATAAAACAGAAGAATTTACTTTTTTTGATTTGAAAGTTTGTGAAACTGTTAGTATAGAAAAAACAGAAGAAATCGAGGTGTTTTAAGTGCAAGAAAATAATATGGCAATAAATTTTACAGATGAAGAAACAATTATATGTTTTAATGGACTTCAAATATACATAAGTAAAGAAAATTCAATGGAATTAGCACATAGAATTTTAGATTATTTTGAATGGTATGAAGAGGAGGACGAGTAGTGAAAAATAGTATAGAAGAAAATATAAAAACATTAAGAGAAAGTATAATCGAAGAAAAGTATTATATCTTCAACAAAGACTTGAAAAGAGCAATAGAAAATCTTTTATCAGATTATAAAAGAGTATTAAAAGAGAATGAAGAATTAAAAGAAGAAAGACAAATAGTAGGAATACCAGTAAAGAATAAAAAAGATGGGAGAATAGGAATAGTATTACATCAATGGGAAAGTGGAAGTGTTGCAGTATTAGAAAGTATAAATCCACGAGTAATAAATACTCACGATAGTTGGAATACATTACAAATAGTAACAGATGAAGTAAAACAAACTCAAACAAAATGTGAAACTATTCCAATTCAAAAAGTAAAAGACAAGATAGAAGAATTAATAAAAGAAGGTAGACATTACAATGCAAACAAAATTGAAGTTTTACAAGAATTATTAGAAAGTGAGGAATAAAAATGAACGAGGAAGAAAAGAAAGCTGTATTAAATCTAATAGAAAAACTACAAAAAGAGAATGAAAAGGCATTAGCTGAATATATGGAATGGCAAAAACAAGAACTGGAGCAAAAAGATAAAATAATAGAAAAAATGACTTATTATATTATGAATTTAGATATTGACGAAGATATATGCAAAAAAGTAAATTGTGACACAAATTCAGGAGAATTAGATTGCAAAGACTGTATCAAACAATATTTTGAAAATAAAGCAAAAGAAATCAGATAATCTGGAGGTACACGTAATGGATAAAATAGAAATGGTTATGATAAATGGAGATACAATAGTAAAAAAGCAGTTTGAGATATTAGATAAAGATGGAGTTATAAGTTTTGAGTTAGGCAAGTTAACATTAGCAGTCAGAAAAGAAGATCTAAAAAAATATTTGTAGGAGGTACAGAAGATGCAATATATTAAAGAAGATATTGAAAATATGTTAATAGAGCATCCTAAAAATGAAGCGAAATTAACAGAAGTAAAGTTAAAATTAGAACAATATAATAAAAGATTGGACTACGCAGGAACTGTATATGAAGATACAGCAGAAGAAATAATAGAAGCTATGCAATTGTCGGGAAACGGATATGATACATTGCATAGTAACACTAATAAAGTATCTGATAAAGTTGCTAACACCGCAATGAATTATCACAAAGAAGAATACCATATAAACAAAGAAGATAGAGCCTTTTTAGAAAGAAAAGTAAAAGAATATCAAGACATTAAATTAGAACTAGATCAAAAAATAGTACGAGTCGAAAATATGCTAAATCAACTATCAGAAGACGAAGAATTTGTTATTAGAAAATACTATATGAAAAAATCAAAGTGGAACTATGTAGAGAAAGCATATTTTGATAACTTTGAAATACATAAATCAATAAAGCAATTACAAGTATACAGAGATAGTGCACTAGATAGCATGTTAGAAGTAATAAATGTGGGAGAAGGATGAGAACTTCGCAAAAACTTCGCTAAAATTTCGCAAAAACTTCCTTTTAATTTCGCTTTTGAGGTGCTATAATTATAATTGTAAAAGAAGGAGTTAGAAAAATCTAGCTCCTTTATTATATGGAGAGAATGTTAATACTATTAGATGCCGAAACTTTTTTAGTATAGTCAAAAAAATAAAGAATAATTCAATTTGTCGAATTTTGTAGAAATATGTATATCGAAATAAGTTGAAAAATGCATATTTTTAATGTATTCTTATTAAGGGGCGATTATATGTCAAAAAAAAGAGGCATAAATGTAGATTATTATGAAGTATGGTCATATTGTAAAGCAAAGGAAAAGGATGGATATAAAGAAGGAAAGTGCGATATATCTCCAATATTATTGCATCTTCAAAATGCAGATATAAATGATAGAACATTTGAATATAACGAAGAAAAGGTTAGAGTACAAGAAATACAGTATCATAAAGATGAGGCTATATGGGAAATACAATTATTAAGAGCTAGAAAGTATGTGATGCCAGGGATAGTAGACGATGACTCGGGGGAGTATGTTATTGTTACTCTAGATGGAAATAAATATTATGCAGAATCGGTAACTCTATTGTATGATGAAAAAAGATTTATACTTGCAATGCAAATTAATCATAATTACATTACAAGACCATTACTAGAAAAAATATTTGAAAAATTTCAAAAGAATTTAAGCAATGTAATATCATTAAGACCAATTATAATAAAAGATAGTAAAAACAAAATTAAAAATGCTAAATTTTGTACTAGACTAAGTGTTACACTAAGACCAGAATTGACAGAAGAGAAAGATAAAGATGATACATTATTCAAGATGCTGTTTGGGGCTGCTAAAAGATTTAAAGGAACGCAATGTAAAATCGAAATAGGGTTTGGAAGAAAATTAAAAAAGAAAAATACTCTGAATATTGAGGAAATAAAAGAAGTAATAGACGGAGTGGAAAAAGTTCCTGGCGTAGAAGATTTGGAAATAGATTATAGGAGTGAAGAAGGAGCACTACTAGATAAAGTGAGTCTTATAAAGGAAAGAGTGCATGATATAATCGTAGTTGATGTAGACAAAAATAAACCAATTATACATAAGGATATTTTTGAAAAAATAAAGCAAAAATATTTGGATAGAATAAAAAATAATATGATATAATAAAATCTAATAAGGAGAAATTATGGACAAAAAAGAATGGAAGATATTTTTAGTACCTCTAATTATTAGTTTGGTATGCTTTTTTATATTTAATAATATTTTAAAAAATGAGATAAAAATAAATAACTTTGATATGATAAGTAATAACTGCATTAATTTTATTAGCATATTAGTAGGTTTTTTAATTACAACTATCAGTATAGTAATAGGTTTTTTTGATAAAAAAATTATTAAAGTAATAGTAAAAGAAAAAAAAGAGAAGGTATTATTTTTGAATTGGTTTATGACAATATTTGCAGGAATCGCAAGTGCGATAGCACTACTTTATGTGTCAGGAATATATAATAATGATACTATGACTATATCAAAAACACCATTAAATATATTTATATGCCTAGCAATATTATTTCTGATTTATTTAATTTTTTCACTATTATATTTTTTTGGAATTGCAAATTCGGTAATGAAAGAGGAAATACCCGAAAATGGAGTAAATGAAATAGATAAGGATAACATAATAACACCTAAAAGTATAGATTAGATATACAAGAAAGAGAGCCGTAATAAGCTCTTTTATTATGCAATAAGAAGATAATAATAATAATAAATAAATTATTATACCAGTAGCTAGGTCGCTCCTAGATATGCGCAGTATAAAGTAGGGATACCTGCGTTGAAAATAAAATTAAAATCCCTTACATATTGCGATTGTAGAGAACTGGAATCTCGTTAGCCTCATAAGCTAAAGGCAGTTGGTTCGATTCCAACCATCGCAACCAAGAAAAAGAAATATCTTTTGCGGAGCTGTGTTCGAAGAACGTGGCTCTATTTTTCTATAATTTAGTATGCAGTGATATAAGAGCTACTTAATAAAACTGACTATTTTATTAAGCAAGTATGCAAAAACTAGTCAATTTTGTGAAGAACGATTGCTTTTTATCGGTTTTACTCGTTCTAAAATAAGTGAAGAAAGCTGGTCGGAGAACATATCATTGCATAGTGAGTTATAAAACACAAAAGAGGTATTTAGATGAGAGGTAGTATAATAGCGTCTTATATAGATGAAGAGTATAAGAAAAAGAAAGCATACACAAACAAGAAAAGGCAAAAGTGTGTTATTGAGGGAGAGAAGCAATGTGAGAAGTGTGTGTACTTTGAGATTTGTGTAGATGTAAAGGAGAAATGAAATGAAGTTTAAAATAAATAATACAGAGTGGACCATAGAAGAAGTAGACGAGGCTACAATTAATAATGAGATGAAGAGTGATGGTACTTTAGGAGTAACAATATATAAAACTCAAACAATAATGTTGTTAAAAGACCAAGCAAATATAACAAAGACATTAAAACATGAACTAACTCATGTATGGTTGTATGAATATGGTCATAATCAAAATGACGATAAAACATTTAGCTATGAAGATGTATGTGAAGTTGTAGCAAGTAGCAATGATTTTATAAATGAAATAGTAAAACAATATAAAGAGCAAAATGGTGTAGAAATAGAACAGATCTACAAAGGGACAAATATATAAAATAAATACTTTTCAATTTTATAGTGAAAAGAACTGTAAGTATTGTACTAAATATCAAATTCTAAAAAGAGAAAAAGTAGAAATATACAATGAAGAAACAGACGAGTTTGAATTGCAAGATAGATATAAATAAAAAGAAGAGTATTTTAGCAAAATAGATGTAATGAAATATCTAATAGAGGAAAGCAGAAAAGGAAGTGAGGCAAATGGAAGATGAAAAAAACTATAACAAATTAACAGAAAAACAAAAAAGATTTATAGATTATTATATAGAAACAGCAAATGCAACAGAAAGTGCAAAGAGAGCAGGCTATAGTTCTAAAACAGCAAAGAACATAGGAGCAGAAAACTTAACAAAACTTAACTATTTCATTCAAGAACGATTACAACAACTAGAAGATAATAGAATTGCCTCACAAGAAGAAGTGTTACAATACTTAACAAAAGTAATGAGAGGAGAAGAAAAAGACGAATCTGGGATGGACGCTTCATTACAAGATAGAACTAAATGTGCAGAATTGCTTGGCAAGAGATATGGCACATTTAAAGAAAAGGTAGATGTAACTGGTAATATACCAGTGGTGATACAAGATGACATTACAGAGTAAAATAACAAATAAAAACGCACAGCAACAAATAAACAAATTATCATTACAGAGCATAGTTGGAAAAGGGTATGCAGAATATTGGCACTGTAAATGTAGATATAGAGTATGTAAAGGTTCAAGAGCAAGTAAAAAATCAAAAACAACAGCATTGTGGATAATATGTAATATGATGAAATATAAAGAAGCAAACACGCTTGTAATTAGAAAAACATTTAGAACATTAAAAGATAGTTGTTTTACAGAATTAAAATGGGCAATACATAGGTTACAAGTAGATAGTTTTTGGGAGATAAAAGAAAGCCCATTAGAGATGACGTATAAACCTACAGGACAGAAAATATATTTTAGAGGTTTAGACGACCCATTAAAAGTAACATCAATATCAGTAGATATTGGTGTTTTATGTTGGTTGTGGATTGAAGAAGCATACGAAATAACAAAAGAATCTGATTTTGATGTAATAGATGAAAGTATAAGACGGAGAAGTACCAGAGGGATTATTTAAACAAATAACAATAACATTAAATCCTTGGAATGAACATCATTGGATTAAGAAAAGATTTTTTGATGTTAAAGATGATGATATATTAGCAATGACAACAAATTATCTTTGTAACGAGTGGCTAGATGAAGCGGATAAAAAAGTATTTGAAAGAATGAAAAAGAATAATCCTAGAAGATATCAAGTTGCAGGATTAGGTAACTGGGGTATTGTTGATGGATTAGTTTATGAAAATTGGAAAGAAGAAAAATTTGATTTAAATACAATAAGAAATTTAGATAGTGCTTTTGGGTTAGATTTTGGTTATACAAATGATCCAACAGCACTATTTTGCGGTGCAATAGATTTAAAAAATAAAAAGATTTATGTATATGATGAAATATATCAAAAAGGAATGAGTAATAAAGCAATATACGATGAAATAAACAAAATGGGTTATTTGAAAGAAAAAATAACAGCAGATAGTGCGGAGCCAAAGTCAATAGATGAATTAAGAGGATTAGGATTAAGACATATTACAGGAGCATTAAAAGGAAAAGATAGTATAAATAATGGCATTCAATTTATACAAGATTTTGAAATAATAATACATCCTAGATGTGTAAATTTCATAACAGAAATAAGCAATTACACTTGGGATGAGGACAAGTTTGGAAATAAAATAAATAGACCAATAGATGACTTTAACCATTTAATGGATGCAATGAGGTATGCAGTAGAAAAATACATAAATCAAAAGAAATTACAATTTGGATATAACAATATAATGTAAAGGAGAATCAAAATGAGTTTCATAGAAAAAATACAATATAAAGACGAGTTCTTAAATGAAGAAAATATAAATCAAAATATAAGTATATTATGGGGAAAAGCATTACCAATATTTATGCACAGGAAATATTTACAAGATAGATTTACAAGAAAATATGACCAAAAAGATGTTGTAGTTGCACTTGAATATTATATAAGTATTATTGCAGCAGGGTACTTTGGTGGGAAAGAACCACAATTCAAGGTGAAGAATATAAACAAAACACAAAAGGGCATCTTAAATAAAATATTTAAAAGAGTTTTTGGAGAAAAGAATGATCCAGAGGACTATCAAGCTATTATTGATTATATTGCAAAATATAATGACAATGGTAGCTTTTTTTATGATTGTGTACTTGATTATATTACAACTGGAGCATGTTATGGTTTAGTGTATGAAAACAATAAAAACGAGGAAGTTTACGCTAATATTTCAAGTTTAAACACAGTTGCTATATGGAATTATGATGTACCAAGCACAAAAATAGGTTTATTAAGATGTTGGTATGAGAATACAGCAACTGGAGGAATTGAAACACATTTAGAAATAATAACAAAAGACTATAAAAAACAATTTGTTGATGGAATTGAAAAGAAATCTATTACAGAAAATGCTGAATATAACTTTGAAGAAGTAGACGGTAGCAATAAACCAGTAAGATGGACAGACTTACCCTGTTTTGCTGTAGAAAACCCTTATGGAATGTCATTTTTTGAGAATGTTATAACTTTAATAAATAAAAATGAAAAAGTAATAGAAAACAATGCAAATATTTTTGATTATAACGATAATGCTAAATTAAAAATAACAGGATTTTCTCCAACAAATGATCCTTTAATACCACTACTAAACGATAAAGGAGAAGAACAAAAAGATAAAGATGGTAATATAATAATGACAAAAAATCCTGCAAGAGTACAAGAAGATGAAGCAATTTTAAACGCAAAAGTGTTTTATACACCTGATAAAGATGGCGATATTGATTGGATTATAAAAAATATAAATGATACTGCTTCAGAAAATCATAAGAAAACATGTATAGATATGGCACTTATGATTTCAGGAGTGCCAAATGTAACAGACCAAGGCTTTACAGATGCTGATAATGCAGCAGCTTTAGAAAAGAAGTTTTTTCCTTTAGAACAAGTATTACAACAAGCACATCATTTATTTAGGAAAGAATACCTAAGAATGTGGGAAATGATAACAGCAAGAATAAACCTAAAGAAAGGTAAAGAGTATGACTTTAGAGACATAGATGTTATATTAATACGTAATTTGCCTACAGATACAGAAAGCTTAACAAATGCTTGGTTAAAATTAAGAGGCTTAATAAGTGATAAATCAATTATAACTCATTTACCATTTGGATTAGATGCAGAATCAGAAATTGCTGAAATGGATAAACAAAATGAAGAGAATATTCAAAAGAATTTACAACAAATGCAAATGATGGGACAAACAGGAGTAGAGCAAGATAACAAGGAAGACAAACAGGACGATAAAGTAACAGATTTGACAGATACACAAAAAGCACAAAAACTAACAGCAGACAATAAGAAAGAGCAAACAAAAGTTGGTAATAAGCAAATTAATAAAGAATAGAGGTGTTTTATATGTGGAAAGTACATGATAATTATATGAGACAGTTAAAACAACTATATAATAAAACATCAAAACAAAAACAATTAAGACTTCAAGAAATCTTTGATACATTTAATTTTACAACCAAAAACATCTATAATATTGCTGATAATAAAACTAAAAAAAGAATAAATACATATATAGAACAGTGGAAAGAACAAGGACTATTAAAAAATAATAATTACTTTACTGCATTAGCAAACAATATTTATAAAAGAACAAGAGTAAAGAATAGTGAAATATTAGAATTGCTTATTTATAGTGCATATATAGAAGAACAAAACAAATTAGAAGAGCAAGAAACACAAATAATGTATGAAGATGCTAATTATTACTATAAAGAACGGACAAAAAGAAGTAAATAAAAAGAAAAAGCCATCAATATTAGCGATGGCTTTATTTCTTGCATTATTGGACCAACCCAATTATGGTGGTTTTAACTGGAAAAAGTATATAGAAGCAACGATACAATATAACGCACAACAAATATATAAACAAGCAATTTTAAATATGCAACAACAAAAAGGCCTAGAAATCGATTCTAATGAGTTTCAAATAATAATAAATAGACAAAACAACCAAAAACTTAATATAAATAATGATAAGATATCAGGTGCAGCAGATTTGCAAATGATTGGATTAAATAATCTAGCAAAGGTAGAAGGAATAAAAGAAGTAACGGAAGATAATTCAAAAGTTAGATTTATTGCAGTAGAAGATGATAAAACAACATTAATGTGTAATAGTTTAAATAATCAAGAGTTTTATATTAACAAAGAAAATGTATTTGATAGATATTATGGAGAAAATCAGAAAGAACTGAAATTACAAAAGATTAGGTGCAAAGGATTAGTATTAGGATTAAATTTACCACCTATTCAACATCACTTTCATTTTTGCCGTTCAACTATTGTATATAATAGTAATTATAAGAGCAAAGACTTTAAAAATGGAAATGTTTTGGGAGAAGAACAATACAAATCATTAAAACAGTATCTAAAAAGTATGTCTTATAAAATTAACTCAAAATTATATAATAATGAAAAATTATCAGAAGAAGATAGGGAATATATACAAAATTTAGATAATGCATTAAAAGGAATGCCAATATATAAAGGTTGGGTTAAAAGATGTGTTTATGTAAGAGATAGCGAAGATGTCTCAAATATATTGTCTATATTCAATAATGAACAAAAAATAGGACACTGGAATAGTTACATATCTTCAGCGCTAGGTGTATATGATATAAATTTTAAAATGATAATGAAAATAAAGTCTAAGACTGGAAGAAACCTATCTACATTGAATGATGAAGGTGGAGGAGAAATACTATTTATGAGAAATACAGATTTTCAACTAATTGACATAAAAAATAAAAATGGTATAATATATGTTAAATTGGAGGAATTATAGTATGGAAAAGCAAGATAGAAAAATAGAATTAACTAAACAAGAAAAAGTAAGTAGTTTAGAAGCAAAATTTTGGAACGATAAACAAGAAATAGATAAAAATACACCACTTATGAAGAAAATTGAAAAAATATGTAAAGATATAGATTTTAATAATTAAAGACAGCACTTACTAAAAGTAGGTGCTTTTATTATGGAAAGAAGGTGGAAAATATGGAAAAACCATTAGCACCAATAGGAAAAGAAAATGTAAAAAAAGCCATTATAGCAATAGGACAAGAACTCATAAAGAGAGCAGATGATATAACAAATGATATAAAATTTGTTGCTAATATTGAAATTAGTGCAAAATTAACACCAGATGAGGTAACTAACTTTAATATAAAGAAAAATTATATAGCAATGTATGAAGATAAGGAGGAAAAATAATATGTTGTTATTAGTTTTAATATTAAGCATTAAATTGCAAATGCCAACTTGGTATTGGATTATATTTACTATAATTACAATATTTAGACCAATTATTTGGGTGTTTAAATATAATTTTGCTGATGGATATATGAAAGCAAAGAATAAAGATAATAAATAAGTTATTAACATTTTATAATTATAAATTTTTAGACGTAGACGTACGTCTATTTTTTATGCCTTTTTACTGATTGCAGGCATTAAAGAACAACAGAATACAAGTGCAATGGCTGGGGCTTTATGGGCAATGGCTGGGGCAAAAGGAGTAAAAAATGGAAGGACAAGACAATAATCCAAATAATGCTAATACTGGGGCAAACAATGAACCAGCGGGAGCAAACAACCAAAATAATACAGGAACAAACAACAACCCTGTAACGTTTGATGATTTCTTAAAAGATGGAAAAAATCAAGCAGAATTTGATAAAAGAGTTCAAAAGGCTATAAATACAGCAAAAACAAATTGGGAAGAGCTAATGAATAGTGAAAAAAGTGAAGCTGAAAAGTTAGCAAAGATGAACAAAGAACAGAAACTTGAATATCAAGCGCAAAAGGAAAAGGCAGATAAGGAAAAAGCACTTGCAGAATTAAATGCCTATAGACTAAAAGAACAAGCAACAAAAATCGCAAGTGAAAAAGGATTGGATATATCTTTATTGACTTTCTTTAATTTTGAAACAGTTAAGGCAGAGGAAATCAATTCAAAAATAGAAGAGGTTTCTAATGCGTTCAATAAAGCTGTTGAAAAAGCTGTAAATGAGAGGCTAAAAGAAGATACTCCAATTCAAAAATCAGGTATTGATAATACACAAAATAAATCAATAGCTAGAGCAAGTTACTAAAAAATAGGAGGAATTTAAAATGAGTGAAATTACACAAGAAGCATTAAATATTATGCTACAAGATGGCAAAACAAAAGATAATTTAAAACAAGTATTAAGTGGAGTATTAGAGAATGTATCTGCAAAAGCAGTATCAGAACAAATTAAAGCAAAAAACGGTTCTGGAAATCCAGAAGGTGGAGTAATTGAATATAAAAGATTTGTAAATGCAGAATTAAAAGACAAAGGTACTGCAAGAGCCGCTGGAAAAGGCGATAAAGTAAAAGCTAAACCAGTAAAAGTTGTTATTGATACAGATAAAGAAATTGTAGAGGAATTACAAGGAAAAGATGTAAAACTTTATGGTATTGATGGTATGGCTGAAAAGAGAAAGGTAAATCATCAATCAGCTATTATAAGATATTTAGATAGAGAGTTCTTTGCAAAGGTATTAGAAGGAACAGAAGTATCTGCTCAAAACAACATTCAAGACACTATTGACACTTTACTACAAAAAGCAAGAACTTTGAAGAATGATTTCATCGATGGAATAGAATCAGATTTGTTGGTTATTGTAGTAGATAGCGAATATAGAAAGGGAATGAAGAAAATTCTTGATGATTTACCAAATGGAACAGATCCAAAAGAACAAGCAATTGGTATGTATGATTCTGTTAGAGTTTATGAATCAACAAGATTACCAGATGGAGTAAAAGCTGTTGTAATGATGAACGGAGCTATTGCTCAACCATTTTATGTTTCAGAATATGGGGCAGAAAAAGTACCATTTGATGATGCTGTAGCATTAGAAGATTTCTTATACAAAGGAACAAAAGCATTAATGGAAGATACAATATTCTATGTAACAGATGCTTCACTTAAAACTTTAAATGTAACATCAGAAGAGGGAACATCAACTGGAAAAACAAAAATAACTGTTACACCAGCTTTAACTTCTGGAAATAGTTATAAATATAAAGCAGCAGCTAATCCAACAATGCCAGAATACGATGCAGTTTGTACAACTGGATACACAGCTTGGAATGGAACAGATGAAATTACAGCAACAACAGGACAAAAAATTATAATTGTTGAAGTTGATTCAGCAAATAAGGCTAAAAAAGCAGGAATAGCAACAATTGCTTCAATGGCCTAAAAATAGGAGGCAATAGAAATGGCAGAAACCAGTAACATAGATAAAATAATAAAAGATTTAGGACCAAATTATTCAAAAGAAGATAATGAGGTTTTAAATGAAATATTAGAGGAAGTTAGTTCTATTGCCTCTGATATTTCTAATAGACCAAAAAACGATGAAAAATTATTTCCATATATTAAAAAAGCAACTAAAGCAATCTATCTGTCAAGGGGTGCAGAGGGCTTAACAAGTCGAAATGAAGGTTCTATTTCAACATCGTTTGAAGATATTATAGATAAGTTAAGAAATGACATTATAAAATCTGGGCTAAGGAGGATTAAGTAATGTTATTGCGAGATTTAACAAAAGTATATATATCAGAGTATAAAGAAATAGAAGACCACGGAGAACCAGATAAATTATGGAAATATAAAGGACAGGCTTGGCTAAATATGCAACAAGATGTAAACGAGTTAGATAGAAAGTCCACAGGTGAAGTGGATTATAGTACATATAAAGGTCGTACGACTAGAGATTATGATATACAAAAAGGCAATGGAATATCATTTGAAGATATCTCAAAATTAGAGAAGTTTATTCCGGAGTATAGAGTACTGGACAAAAATAAAATAGGAAGTACTTATGTATATAGAATGGAGAAAATACAATGATAAATTTCAATTGTAATATAAAAATAAAACATAATTTTAAAAATATAGATGCTATAATTCAAAAATTGCCACAAACTGCAAAGATAATAACAGAAGATGTATTAAAAAACATTAGAGGTTATGCTATAAAGCTAGAAAAGGGGCATAACGAAGAACGGTATATTATGCGAATTAATTGATACCTCAAATATGGAAGTAAAACGGTCGCATATATGCTAGTCCTGACAAATTTATAAGCAATGGTGTATCTTATTTGTTTTTTGAGTATTTTGGAACAGGACAATATGCTGAACAAGAACATATTGGAAAGACTGAACACTTTATAGCAAGTGGATGTACAGAATGGTTTATTCCAGTAAGTAAAGTAGAAAAAGCATTACCATATCCAGTTGTCAATATTCAAGGAATGGACTTTTATATAGCACATGGGGTAAAAGCAAACCACTTTATGGGAGATGCAAGTTTCAAAAGTAGAGATGAAAATGTAGAAATAGTTAAGAAGAAATTAGATGAAATGTTAAAGGAGTGTACAAAATGAAAGACTTAAATATAAAAGAATTTAGCGACTTAGTATATGAAAAGCTAGAACCTTTGAAATATAAACAAATACTAACAAATCCAACAACGACAAGTAAATTTCCTTGTTTGGAATTACACACACCTTTGAAATCAGTAAATCTAACAGAAAACGCATTTCCCATTCGTTCTACATTTCAAATTTCTATAACTTGTTGGAATGAAAAGCAACGCCAAGCAATGCAAATGACAGACGAAGTTGATACAAAGCTTCAAGAATATAATTTTATAAGGACAAATACCAGTCCTGCAGTATATGACCAGATACTGCAAAAATACGGTATAACAATAACTTTTGAAGTTCGTTATAATTCGATAACGAGCTCTTTTAATTTAAGATAGGAGGAATTAAAAATGGGAGATGAAGCAACACCAAAAACAACAACACCACAAGTTGCTATGAAAGCAAAGGTGTCTTATGCAACTACACTAACAGGACAAAGAACAGATATAGGTTATGTACAAAAAGTGGGACAATTAAAAACTTTAAAAGAGGGACAAACATATAGTGCATTAGATTTAGAAGAAGAAAGAATGGCTAAAGGAAAAAGAAAAGCAGAAACTGTTGATATAGAAATGATGTTTATACAAGAAACACATAAAGCTATACAAGCAATAGCTGATGCAGATACAACAATATTCTTATTCTTAGAATATCCAGAGACAACAGCATCAGTTGCCAATAAACCATTAGTTCAATCAGTAAAATGCACCGTAGATATAGCGGGACAAGAGATGAACGATGGAGATTTTATAAAGGATACTATGAGAGTATATAAAGAATCAAAAGTAGTAGAAACAGATGGCTATCCTGTAGAGGGAGATTTAACAAAATTTTAATAAGAGAAGACTGAAAAGTCTTCTCTCTTTTGCAAAGGAGAGAAAATAAATGATTATAGAAACAAAAAATAAAACAATTAATTTAGTACTAAAAACAAGAAAAATAGTAGAAATAGCTAATCTACTAAAAAATAAGAATTTTGAAGAAGTATTTAAAAAAGCCTATTCTATATTAGATATGGAAGCATTATCAAAAATAATATTTAAACTAGCAGAAAACGATGAGGGAAAAAATGTATTTGTATCATCTGATGAAGTATATGACTTTATAGATGAATGTAGAATAGAAGGAATAAGTGTAAGCGATTTATACGGAAAGATAGCAGAGGCATTGAATGAAGAGGGTTTTTTCAAGAAAAGGATGACAAAGAAAGAATTAAAAGAAATGATGTCAAATCCTTTATCAGAAACAGATATGAACGAATTAGTTCAGAAATCAGCAGAGAAAGTTATAAACAAAATAACAGAAGAACAAATTCTTTCGATGGTATAGATGAAATAATAAAAGCAATAAAAGAATCAAAAAACATTGTAGACTTAATATACTCTATGGAGCCATTGGCGTATTATTTCGATATGAAACCATATGAGTTCTGGAATAGTAGATATTCAGAAATAAATATATACTGTCAAACACACTTAACTAAACAAATAGATGAATTAAGAAAAGAAATCAATTTACAAGAAGCGGTTACAAATAAACTTATTGCAGGTGATTGTATGAATCAAAATGCAAAAATAGTACTTATTAGAGATAGTTATAAGGAGCTTTTTAAAGAAAAAGATGAAGTTCAAACTTTAGAAGAACAAAGAAAATTGTTTAAAGGATAATTTCGACAAAATATGTCGAAAAATGTCGATAAAAAGTATAATTTAACCTATTGATTTATAACACTGTTTGTAGTATACTCTTTTTATATTAAATAAAAGGAGGAAATATTATGGGAATAGCTTCACTAATACTAGGAATTATAGCTTTTTTAGTTTCATTCAGTATTTTTAAAGATGTATCATTAATTTTAGCAGTGTTAGCAATTGTACTTGGAATCATAGCTTTAGCTAAGAAAAAGAATAAGAAAATGAGCATTGCAGGAACTGTTTTAGCAATAATAAGCTTTGTGGTTTTATTTTCAGGAGGAAATAACAATGTTACTACAACCACATCATCTGGAAATGATGTAAAAAAATGCAATATAGGAGATACGATAACAGTAAAAAGCGGAACAGAAGAATACACCTTACAAATAACAGAAATAAAAGAAACTAAAGATAGAAATGAGTTTGCTGATGAAAAACCTAAACAAGTATTTTTAATCAATTATACCTATGTTTGCGATAAAACAGAAGATGGACTATATGTAAGTGATATGAATTTCAAGGTAATAGATGAACAGGGCGAAATTGGATATACATATCCTATAGATACAAAAAATCCACAAAGCATAACTGCAGGAACTACTTGTAAAGCACAAATGGCTTTTGGAGTAAATAACACAAGTAAAAAAATAAAATTACAATTCTTCGACAATATGTTTAATGGAAATCCAACAGCTGTGTATGAAATAGAATTATAAAAAAATATTAGATACAAAAAGCTCCTATTTAAGTAGGTGCTTTTTTATTGTGCTCAAAAAGAAAGAAGGTGAAAAAATGACTATTGAAGAAATTGAAATTATAGTAACTGCAAAAGTAGAAGAAGCCTTGCAAAAATTTAAAGAAATAGCACCAACAATTCAAAAATCAGTTAAACAAGCACAAGAAGCCTTCTCTAAAGTAGATACTAAAGTAATGACGAATAAATTACATCAAGCAGTAAACTTTATGAAGAAAAAAATGCAAGACTTAAAAAAGAGTTCTAGAAATAATGAACTATCAATAAAAGTAAATAATCAAGACGCAAAAAAACAAATAACACAAATAGAAAAAGAAATAGATAGTCTACAAAAGAAAATAACTGGGCGACAAATGAAATTAAACGTAATAAATCCTCAGATTGATAAAATTGTGGATGATACTAGAAAAAGTGTAACACCCGAGGGGATAAACCCTAACGATAAAGCAATGGATACAACAGTTAATAATGCATTAGAATCAAATAAAGGTTTTACGTCATTAAATAGTCAAGCACAAAAGTTGTATACAGAAATAGAAATATATAATAAACAACTTAGCGAAGCGAAAAACAAAATGAGTCAACTCAAACAAGAAATAAATCAGACTTCAACTACTCAAAATAAATTGAGTAGTTTTTTTGGTGTGTTTAAACAGAAGACGGAACAAGTAAAAAATAATATGTCAAATATGAAGAATAGTTTTAAAAGCTTACCAAAGGTTACTCAAAATATTTATAATAACATAAAAGGAATGGGAGCAGGATTAAAGAGTGGCCTAGGAAATGTTTTGAAATATGCTACAGCTCTCTTTAGTTTGAGAAGTATATATTCAGCATTGAGTGGTAGTGCTAATGCTTGGTTGTCTAGTCAAAATTCACAGGCTAAACAGTTAAGTGCAAATATAGAGTATATGAAATATGCTATGGGCAGTGTATTTGCACCAGTAATACAATATGTAACTAATCTGGTTTATAGCTTGATGAAGGCAGTGCAAAGTCTAGTATATGCGTTTAGTGGAGTAAATATATTTGCAAAAGCTACAGCTTCATCAATGAAGAATGCATCAGGTAGTGCAAAACAAACAAGTAAATCACTAAGTAGTGTACATAGTGAAATAAACAATGTTTCAGATAACAAAAAAAGTAATACTAGTGGAACACCTAATATAGATTTATCAGAAGTAGACAAAACACCAAATAAAATAATAGATGCTATTAAGAATGGTAATTGGAATGAAATTGGAAAGATGTTAGGCGAAAAATTAAACAATGCTATGTCTAAAATTCCTTGGGATAAAATTCAAAATACGTCTAGAAATATAGCTTCTGGAATAGCCAAAACTTTAAATGGGTTTATTGGAACAACAAATTGGAATCAAGTTGGTAATACGTTTGCACAAGGATTAAATACAGCTATATATTTTGCTTATACTTTTGTAACAACATTTGACTGGAAACAATTTGGGCAAAGCATAGTAGATGGAATAAATGGATTTTTAGATAATTTTGATTGGCAAACCTGTGGCAAAACAATAGGAGATTTCACAAAAGGTTTGTTAGATGTAATAGTTGTTTTTATTGAACAATACGATTTTCAAAAATTTCCAAACAAAATTGCGGAGTGTTTAGGCAACATTGATTGGTCTGGAGTTGCCAAAAGGATTTTTGAAATATTAGGAGCAGCAATAATAAAAGTATCTGTTATAGGAGCAATAATAAATGTAGGTACAGTTATTTCAAATATATGTAACTCAGCTGTGGAATATTTTAGAGGCAAGATAGAAGAATGTGGTGGAAATGTAATACTAGGAATATTAAAAGGAATAGGAGATGCTATTGCTGGAATAGGACAATGGATATATGACAACGTATTCAAGCCATTTATAGATGGATTCAAAAATGCATTTGGAATACATTCACCATCAACTGTGATGGAAGAACAAGGACGCTTTATTATAGAAGGTTTAAAAAATGGATTATTAGGAATATGGGACAAAGTAAAACAGCCATTTATCGATTTAAAAAATAATATAACTAAGATGTTCACGGAAATAAAAAATAATGTGTCAAATTGGGGAAACAATGTAAAAACAAAAGTTAGTGAATGCTGGATAAATGCTTCAAATACAGTAAGAGAAAAAGTAACTACTTTAAGAAATAATATTTCAACAGGACTTAATAATGCTAAAACAACGGTAGTAAATTGGGGAAGTAATGTAAAAAATACATTTACCAACTTAGGAAGAAATGCATCTACATGGGGAAAAGATTTGGCTACAAATATGGCAACAGGAATAAAAAACAATATTCATAAAGTAACAAATGCAGTTACATCAGTTGCAAATAAAATAAAAAGTTTCTTACACTTCACAGAACCAGACGAAGGACCTTTGAGTAATTTCCATACATATATGCCAGACATGATTGATTTAATGGTTAGTGGAATAAAGTCAAATACTAATAAGATAAAGAATGAAATGGAGAATTTAGCAGGAACAATGTCTTATACAATAAATACGGAAGCGGTAACAGGTATTCCTTTAACAACAAATCCAACAATAAAACCTGTAAATGTTGAGGCTAATAATATGTTGGATGCTTTAAGTGATATAGCATATAAAGAAAATGAAAACAATAAACCAATTTATTTAACAGTAAATGTAGGAAATGCAAAACTAGGACAAATATTATTGGACAATTTAAGAGACATGAAAAGACAATCAGGGAAAGATATAGAAGCATTAGTAGGAGGATAAAATTATGTTATGGAGAGAACATGGAAAAACAGAAAATTTACCGACACCAAGTACATATTCAGCAGACATAGAAGACACAGATAAAGACAGTTATTCTTCTGCTGTTGATGGTTCTTTAATAGACAATCCCATTGCAGTAGGACTTTTAAAGCTTTCTATGAGTTGGGATTTTAACACAGAAGAAGAAGCAGAACAACTTATACAGAAGACATATAAAAATCCATTTATATTGGATGTTAAAGTTCCAGTAGTAGATGGGGGCTTTTTAGAAAATGCAAAATTTAGAGTATCAAAAAGAAAAGTCGAAATGATAAGTACAGAAAAAGAAACGAGTACTTCCAAAACAAAATGGAAGTGCTCTTTTAATTTAATGCAAAAAGAATTAACAGGAGCACAAAAAACAGCAGTAGAGGGGGCAAATAGTTAATGTATAGTACAAGTAATAACTATAAGTCTAAAGTATACAATGTGACTCATTTACTAAAAGTATATATAAATGATGAAGAAATAAATTCTAAATATGTATTAGACTGTAAACCTTCAAGAAAAGCCTTTTCAAGCGATGAGTTTGCTTTGGGATGTGTAGAAGCACAAAGCATAGAATTAAAATTATATAAATCAGTAATACCTGCAACTATAAACAAAGTAGAAATCAAGAGTGGAATAACAGGCGAAATAATACCTGTTGGAATGTTTAATTTAGATGAAATAAGTAAAGATGATGATTATACAGTAACATTAAAGCTACGCGACAATATGATTAAATTTGAGTTTAATTATAACGGCAAAACATTGATAGACAATAATAATGGAAAAGCAAAAATAATACAAGTACTACAAGACTTATGTACAAAAGCAGGAGTAGAACTTCGGTTCTACTTCTTTTTTGAACATGAATAAAGAGATAGCAGTGTATGACAATACAGTATCAGCAAGAACTTATTTAAGTTACATAGCAGAACAAGCTGGTGGAATAGCAGTAATAGGTAGAGATGGAAAACTATATATAAAAACAATTGGAGAAAGTTCAGTTACACTTCCATTAAAGTTATTTAAGACTTTTAAATGGGGAGAAAAATTCAAAATAACACGTGTAAGGTATGATGATGGAATACAACTATTTGAAAAAGGAGACACAACAGGCAATACAGTTTATATTAGTCAAGACAATATGTACATAGTTGATCAAGAGCAAATCGATAATATTTACAATGCCTTAAAAGACTTAGAATTTTATAGTTTTGAAGGCGAAAGCATAATAGATCCAGCGTTAGATACAGGAGATGTCATCGTTATAGATGGCAAAAATGTAATATATCAAGGTTCAATGCAATTTTCAGGGCGTTGGATTGCAAGTATTGAAAGCAAAATACAATGTAAATCAAAAGAAGAAACAACCACTAGAACACCATCACAGAAAATCATAAACAGAAGAGTTCAGTCAAGCATAAATCAAATAGATGGAAAAATAATTCAACTAGCAGAGCAAACTACTGAACACGAAACAAAACTAACTCAACAAGAGCAAGATATCAATGTAATAAAGCAAACTGTATCTAATACAGCAGAATATAAGAGAGAAACTGATGGAGTAAGTGAGATACATATTAAAGATGCAGGACAAGCTGATATATTAAGACTAGAAGTGCAAGGAAATAAGACTTATGAAGCAAATATGTTCCCAAGAGCAAATTTGTTTCCAAGAGCAGGACTACAGCCAAATCAAAGGGGAAGGTAGTATATGAAATATAAAATAGTAGTAGATAAACAAAGTAGAACTAATCCGTCTGCAGATAAAAAAGAGTACATAATAGACATTGAAGAGCTACGATTTAAAGGCAATATTTATGATAGTTTAGTTATAACGAAAGATGAAGATTATGTTCTACGTAGATTAAAACTAACAGAGTTTTATGTTTTAGAGGAATTAGAAGAACCTATAAAAGAACCTTTAGAAAACATAAATATTGAGTTATTTGAAGGCGACAATTACATATATTTGATTGACATGGTAGGGAATAAATTTTATGCAGAATATCTAGTAAAAAATGATTTCACAGACATGTATACTACTAAATCAGAGTTTAGAACAGAAATAGAACAAACATCGAAGAAAATTGAAATAATGGCAAGTGCAAAATTAGATAAAAATGAATTTGCAACATATTTAGAAGTAAATTCTGAAGCGGTTAAAATTGCTTGGAATAAGATTGCTGAATTTATTCAAATGATGATTATAAATCAAAATGCAAGTCTAGCAATATTAGATGACAATAAAAAAGTGCTGATGTCCTTAGACAAAACAGGACAACACTTTTATGATAGTGAAACGGTATTTGCAAATATGGGTGTTCAAAAATTTGATGGAAATAAGTTTATAGCTTTTGCTGTTCCACGGGGAGTATAATCAAAATATAGAAGATGGAATGGCATGGGGGATGACGACTCAAAGTGATGGAAAGTTTTGGCCAATACTTTTTATTAAAGATTTTAAAATGGCCAGCAAAAATGCTGGAGATTTTAGTGGTCAATTAGTATTAACTGCGTGTGATTTAGTTCTTGCTGGAGACACAAACGGTATAATTTCTGGAAATGTTAAAATTGTTGGTGGACTAAATGGAGAGATAAATTTCATTAACACTGAAGATGAAAGTATTTTATTACAGATAATTCCTAAAAATGAATATGATAGCAATAGTCCAAAAATAAATTTATTAAATTCAATTCATTTTTTTGAAAATGCACTTGGAAGTCATTCATTTAGAATTGGAGAAGAACAGAAATATGTACTACAGACTGATAACGGAGATTTTCATGTAGCTGGTGGAACTATATTTTTAGGAACTGCTAATAAAAAAGCAACTATATCAATGTACCCTTCTAGTATGGTACAAATTCATGGAGCCGATCTGAATGTTGATGGAAATATTTATGCAGATAATATTTCATCAGATAAAAAAATAAAGAAGAATATAAAAAATAGTAGTGCATGTGCTTTAGATATAATCAAAAAAATTAAACATAAAGAATTTGTTAAAAAAGATGATGGAAAACATTACAGCATAGGCTATATTGCACAAGATATGGAGAAAATAGATCCTAATTTTGTTATTAAGAGACCAGCAGACAAAAAAAGAAAAATAGAAGAAAGATATTATATTAATGAGTTGCCTATAATAGCAACATTATCTAAAGCAATTCAAGAGCAACAAGAACAAATTAATAAATTGCAAAGCAAAATTGAGAAACTGGAGGCTAGAAGAAGATGAAGAAAAAAACGTTTCAAAATGGAACATTAAAAAGTAAAGCCTACTTTATGAATGGAGACGTCAAGCAAGAAGTAGAAGAAGCAGTTTACGAAGGAACAACACCATTATCGGCAGAAAACTTAAACGATATGCAGAATAACATCGAAAAAGAGATTAACTCACATATAGAGCACAAATACTTTTTACAGCTAACTGCAGATGTAGTCAAAGGTGGAACTATAACATTGCCTTGCCATTATAAAGTAGGAACACATTGTTTAGATGTGTATTATATGGGAGAACTACTAACAATTAGTTCAGATGATGCAGGAACAGATGGCCATTATCGAGAAGTGGGCGAAGCTAATTCGGTAAGCAACCAAATTAAAACAACTAGTGACTGGGGCTGTGAAAGTGGCGAATATTTTGAATTTGTAGTAAGGGGGGAGTATAGTGCTTAGTGCATGGAATAAAATAAAAGAATTGATAAATAAAAAACAAAATATATTAAATATTACAACTGGAATCGAATATGAAACAGGCAGAATTATAGACGGCAAGAAAGAATATGGCAAAAGATTTGCTGCTATAGCTTTACCAAGTTCAGCATCAAATATAACTTTTAAAACAGGTTTGACTAATATTAACTTTATAAAATTAGAAGGCAGTATTTCGAAAACAGATGGTTCTGAAAATTCAAATCTTCCGTGGTCTTATACTGGACAACCTGATGTTTATCACTATTATTCTAATGTTTCAAAAAATATAATAATTAGAGTTTCTGGAGACATGAGTAATTATCAAGTTGTTGAAACAATCTACTATACCAAAAATTAAGAAAGGAAAATGATAATATGAAACAAGCTGAAAACGTTGAGAGAGTACACACACACACACACACACACACTTATATTTAGCCTAAAAAAGAAAAGAGGTGTCAGAATATGATACCTCAATATACTAAAAGAAAAGAAGAAATGGAGAATATTACAACAGGAACTGAATATGAAACAGGGCGAATTATAGATGGCAAAAAAGAGTACGCAAAAAGAATTAATTGCGGAAATTTGCCAAACGCAGAAGCAAAATATGTGCAGACAGGACTGCAAAACATAACTTTGACTAGAGCAATTGACGGAGTCATGTTAAGTTCTAACTCTCAAAGAGGCTTACCTGCGCCGAACATAACGTCAGGAAATACAATAATGGTTTATCTTAACGGCACAGGAACAGCGTTAACGTTCAATACGCAATTTAATTGGTCAAGTTATACTGCTTATGTAGAATTATTTTACACGAAAAATTAAAGGAGGAGAGCATGGAAGAAGCAAATAATCTCATAAATATTCTTCTATCAAACGGAGGAACAGTTACTATGGCTGTTCTTTTTATTGTATTTTTGTACCTTGATAGGAAAGACCGAAAAGATAAAGAAACTCAAGATGAAGCTAAAAGGAAGGAAGAACAAGAAGAGAAAAAAGCAGAAAGAGAAGCTGCTAGTAAGCTGTTGGGCGAACTGTCGGCTAGCAACAGAAATATTGCTGAAAGTTTGAACTTGTTAAAAACGAGCATGGACAACACAAATACAGAGTTTAAGCAACACGACGAGAGAGCAATAGCAGGGTTTCAGACAATACACGAAGACTTGATAATTTTGAAGGAAAGGAGAGATTAGTTATGTTAGAAAAGTTAGCAAAACTAATTAATGTAAAAAGTATAGTTACATTAGCATTAACAATAGTAGTAGCAATACTTGCTTTAAAAGGAAATTTCGATATAAAAGAAATTTACTTAATGATAATTGCGTTTTACTTTGGCACTCAACTTAAAGAAAATAAGGAGGAAAAATAAATGAGAAATGCTGAAAACATTGTAGCTGTACACACACACACACACACACACACTTATATTTAGTCTAAAAAAGAAAAGAGGTGTCAAAGTATGATACCTCAATATACTAAAAGAAAAGAAGAAATGAAAAATATAAATATTTTAAAACAAACAGACATCAAATATTTTACGCCTAATAATGCGAGCAATTATGAAGGATATGGAAATTGCTATTATTATAAGATTGGAAGTAGAGTTCATTTGCATGTAGGTGTGTCTATTAGTAGTACTTCAACCATAACAATAGGTATTTTGCCAGAACAATATAGACCAATTACAGCAGTTTGCGCTGTGGGGTTAGGTTCAGATATGAACACTTTTTCAACAATGCAAATGAGCCAAAATGGAGGAATAAATATAAGTTCTTCTTCCGGATATGCATTAATTGATGTTGAATACGACACATTAAATTAAAATATATTTAAGAAAGGAATGATTTTTATGAATAAAGTATTAGAAATAGCTTTAAACGAAGTAGGCTATAAAGGAAAAAAGAACAATTCGCAACTTGATAGCAAAACAGCTAATCAAAGTGGGAAATATAATAAATATGCTCGTGATTTAGATAACATTTCTGGATTTTATAACAGCAAGAAAAATGGCTACGATTGGTGTGATATCTTTGTGGACTGGTGCTTTGTTAAGGCTTATGGAGTAGATAAAGCACTAGAATTACTATGCCAACCAAAGAAATCAACAGGTGCAGGCTGTAGTTTTTCAATGAATTTTTATAAAAAGAAAGGACAATTTTATAAAACACCTGAAGTTGGCGACCAAATTTTCTTTGGCAATGGAGATGACATATATCATACAGGGTTAGTTTATAAAGTAGAAAATGGCAGAGTTTATACAATTGAGGGCAATTCTGGCAATAGTGAAGTAGCAAAATGGGATTATCCTATTGGAGCAGATTATATCGCAGGATATGGCAGACCAGCTTATAACGAAGAGATTAAACCAATACCAGAACCAACACCTGCTGATCCAGATTATACAGGCGTAATCACTTATCAAGCCTATGTTGGAGAATGGCTACCAGAAGTAAACAAATGCGACAACACAGATGAGGGCTATGCCGGAATATATGGTAAAGCAATTAGTGGTGTTCGTTGTAAACCAGAGTATGGAGAAATTACAGTTCAAGCTCATATAAAAAATGGAAACTGGCTAGATAAAGTAAATTCTAAAAATTACAAGAAAAATGATAAGAGTAATTCAGATTCTTACGCTGGAATTTACGGAGAATCCATTGATTGCATTAAAATTAAATCAACAAAAGGTCATGTAGATTACAGAGTACATACACTAGAAGATGGTTGGTTAGCTTGGGTAAATAGCAAAACAGAGACGGGGACGGAAAGCTATGCGGGAATTTACGGACATACGATTGATGGTATTCAAATGAAGTAGAAATAGCCAGGCATATAGCCTGGCTATTTTTATACAATTTTGTATATAGCATTGCCTTGCTCATCGTAAAGCAATTCAAAATCCTCGTAGTGAGAATCGTTATCTTTAGAAGTACCGATATTTATCAGCAACTTCTATACATGTTTCATATCTTCTAGGAAAGATACAATCACCTAAGGCGAAGAATCTATTTCCATCACTTATTATAGGGATAGAGTTATTCTTCAAATCAGTTCCGACAATGACAAATAAATTACTGCACACAAAAATCCTCCTTTCATATATATAAACTACTAGTAACATTATACGTTAATATTGTTATGAATACAAATACCAAATATAAAAATAATCTTTTTTTGAGCCATAAAACTATATGTCTCAAAAATAAAAATGCCTTAAAATCGATTTATTTGCGTCGATTTTTCCTTAATTTTACGCATTTTTTCGTTCGACACAGTTCGACACAAATATTTTACAAAATGTGGTAAAATATATTAAGGAGAGTGATTAAGATGAAAAAGATGTATCAAAAATCACTACGAAAGATGAGAGAATTACCAAAGATATTAAGCAAAAAAGAATGGGACAAGTATGCCATACAAAATAATGTGCTAACTGCTGAAAGTTTAAAATATATAAGCAATAAAAGTTTTAACGAACTATGCAAAGAAGTGAGAGCTAATATTTAG